ATCGTGACAACTTGTGAGCCGGTGTCAGTATTAAGCACCGTCACCATGTCTATGTCACGGATCGTGGACGCCGCTGGTGCCGAACAGATGGTGACGGCTGTTACGCCGTTAGAATTTGAAAGCTGCGAAGCACCAAGGTAAGTTGCAGCAGTTTGGTCAGAATAAGAAACGACAATCTGCAAAGGCGAAGACACTTGCGCCCCGCCTAGAAACAAGGTCAGTGATCTGTTTACTGTGTCTAGTCTTATCATGATTTATCCATGTGCAGCAGCAAAAGCATAGATGGCGGGTCCAACTGACGCGCCGCCTGCGGACCATGTTGCAGTAGTGCCATTAGACGTTAAAACCAAGCCGTTTGCACCTATTCCTAGTCGAGTCGCGCTATTTGTCCCGTTGCCAATAATTAAGTCGCCGGTAGTAGTGATAGGGGAAAGCGCGTTAAACGCCGACGCTGCCAAGGTTTCGCCCGTCCCGCCTTGGGATATAGGCAACACGCCTTCAAAGCCGCCGGTGCCTGATTGCGGTGGTGGGCCAACTTGTATGTCATCTAGCGAGATTTGGTTACCGCCACCGCCAGCCAAGTTAAACAGGTTAAGAAAAAACCTGTACCACTCACGCGAAATCATGCCCGTGCGAGGGTCAATGAAATCAACCCGTGAGGACGGGATATTCGTGATATTTAGTTGCTCAGGCATTGGTAGATGTCACATAAAGTTGTGCGCCCGTGATTGCTATCTTCACGGGGTCGGTGCCCGATATTTCGTAAACCCTGTCGCGCAGCTTTAGAGTCATGCCAAGGCGGCGGTAGATGGCCCGCTGAAAATAAGCACCAACCTTGCCTACCGAAATAGACCGCTCGTTGGACCAAGTATGCCCGCCATCGTCTGACCAGCGCAAGATCATCTGCGGATCGGAACCTTGGCCTGAGTTGATGCCTACGCCGGTTTCGCAATTGATTTGCAAGGTATGCTGGGCAGAACGTTTTAGGTTGTTGGTGTTAGATGGCAGTGCCCGCCAAGAACGCAACCACTTTTGAATGTCGCCGTTGTCGGCGTATTCTTCCATGTCAAAGGCGTAGATGTTGCCGTTTTCAAAGTCCCCAACAATGATTTCGTTGTTGTAGGACGCCTGGCAGTTAGAACGGTGACGGACAAAATCGCCGTTGTCCCACCCCGCACGCTCGTGCCAGACTTGGGTTGCAACGTCATACACCCAAGTGGTCTGCGCGGCAGGAAAAATCAACACATAAAAGGCGTGGCCGTCTTGCTGGTAGGTGTAGCCTATGGCGTCCGAGATGTCGCCGTACTGCTGGATTTGCCACTCAACGGCATGGGTGGACACCCGCAAGCCGGTGTAGCCGTTTGCCTTGTACACAATACCGCGTCCACGGGCATCAGAACCTAGCCAGAAAAGTCCGTTATCGAGTTTGGCTACCGAGTATGGCGCAGAGCATCCAATCTCATTAAAAGCGCCTTGGATGCGTTGCAACGGGAAGTCAGGCAGGCCAGCGTCGTACCAAACTTCAATTGAGTTTGTGCCAAACAGCCACGCCTCGCGGTGGTCAACAATCAGCGACACCAGTTGGTCAGGATCACCCTCTGCGCTAGCAAAATCCAGCGGGTCTACGGACAGGCCGTCTAGCAATGAAGTCACCCAAACGCGGCTGCTGTTTGGCTCGTTAAATACAAAGTACCCGTCCAAATAGCCTACCTTGACAGCACCAGGAAAGTCAGGATCGGTAATCTGGGCAAATACGTTAGTGGTGGAATTGAAAATGTAACCGTCAGGGTTGCAGGCCACAAATAGCTGCACGCCGTTGTCTGACATTGACACTGGACCCGTGCCGCTAACCGTGCCCAGCAGTGTTAGCTTCCACGCTGAAGTTGTTGCGTACAGGCTTGCTTGGTACAAGCTGTCGCCCGATACCACGTACATATACTCACCCAAAACCCACAGTCCGCGAATTGGGCCTTCGCCAACAGCCACTAACCGGCGCAGGCCAGGGGCGCGGGAAAGAAAACCCGCAGACATACCGCCCTCTGGCACCGCCTCGGGGTACATATTGACCATGCGGTTGTCCGCAGCATTGACGCTGCGGGCGACATAGCTGGCACCAAGGATAGGCGAGTCCATGCCTAATAATTCCCGGCGTAGATGTTAAAGCGCTGGCGGCTTGCCACAATCGCGTAAGGCATTGACATCACATCGTCAGGATTGTTGATGCGTTTCAAGTTGCGCTTGCTGGTCATAGCAATCCGAGAAACTTGTAGGCTAGGCTCAACGCCGAATTCTGGCGCAATCTCGCAAGCCAAATTGTAGGTAAACGCACGCAAATAGCCTGGCGGGAACAGGATTTCTGTTACCAAAGCAGCGGGCTGAGTTAATTCCTCAACCGAAATAAAGTGCCATTCCAAGTCCCGTGTTGGCTTGGGGTATATGTACATATCCACATCAGGATACGTCATGTTGATAAACAGCACTTGCGGATAAGTGGACGTTACCGTCTTGACAGCAATTCCATCATATTGCTGCTGATTGATCATTTTTATGCCAAAACTGACATTGGTGCCTGGATCGCGGTAGTAGGTTGCGTCGTCCAGCAAGATAGGGCGGCTACCTACAAAGTCGCCTGTTGGGCCAAGAGTGCGGTTAATAAAGCCAGCAGGCCAAGTAAATACTTGATCAATGGTGCTAAACACCGACAGCCTCTCGGTGTTCCAGCTATCAATCATCTGATTGAGCGCCATCAAGGCGTCTTGCGACATAGCGGAAGTAGGCGTTTCGCCTTCAGCTAGCACCCCGAGCAATCTTAGCGCTCGGTTAATCTGATCGCCAGCAGTGTATGTCGCCATGACTAGGCTCCTTCGGTTTCAGTTCTACGACGGCGCTTCACTTCCAGTGCGTTTACAGGAGCCGCCTCAGTGACTTGGGGCGTATCCAGAGTATATCGTGTCCAGCCATTCTTCTCGTCGTATTCAGCCTCAAGTTCCATAGTCGCCACTTTGCGGCCATGAACTGGGTGGGAAAGATAAATTTGCATAATGGAAAGAGGGCTTTTGGCCTTCCTTCTTTTAGCTTGCGCCGTGGATGATGGTGAAGTTGATGATTACAGCTTCAGAGTATGAAGTAGCTGTAGTCAAATTCCGCAATGTGATCAAAGCAGAACCAGCAGCCAGATAGGAAACGTACGTTGTGTACGCGCCCGCTGCGCTACCAGTAGTATTGCTAGAAACGCACACAATCATTGTGTCATTAGCGGAAATAGTGTTGTTGGTCAAAATGAACGAAACAGCAGTGCTACCAGCCAATGCTGCATTGTTCATTGTGATGCGACCAGCAGACTTGTTCAGAGTTACCCCTGTTCCTTTGTCTGTCAATTGCGTCACGGCACCTTGCGCTGCTGCTGAGTAGCCAATTTCTTGGCTTGCATAGCAAGTAGTAAATTCGGGGTCGCTATACGCGACACCTACCGCTTGAGTATTTGGCATATTAATTCCTTAAAGAACGGGGCCGAAGCCCCGTCCCTTTCGTTTAAGACGAAGCCATGATTCCCAGCGACTTCAAACCTGTAATAATGCCGTTGACATTAGTTTGCAGGGCAGAAATCTGCGCGGTGGTCAGAGCGCCGACAGTAGCGGTAGTGAGCGTGCTGAAATTTAGCGAAGTGAGCGATGCGAGTTGGTTAGTAGGGGTAACGCCGAAAAATCCGGCAGTACCACCTGTCTTACCCATTACGGCACCGTCAAGTTGCTGGTCTTCAAAAGCGACACCAATTGGTTTGGTATTTGGCATATTGTTTCCTTAAAGAACGGGGCCGAAGCCCCATTCAGATTTAAGCAACGCGATACACAGTGTAAGCAGCATCGCCGGTTTTGCGGAACAAGAATTGTCCAGCGCCACCAACACCTGCCGAACTGCCAGTAATAGCAACAACCAAGTTGCCAACCGCAGTGATGCCAGTGCCCACAGCCATCGTAATCAGGCCAGTTGAAGTGCCTAAGTTAATAACTGTCAAATCAAACGTGCTGTTGACTTTTGCGTTGGTAAACACCGCGTCAATTGCAGCCGCTGTTGGGAACGTGTAGGTTGCCGCCGTAGTAGACGGGTTGCCGACCAAGATACCGCCAGTGGTTTGTGCAACGGTCAAAGTGGCCGTAGCAGTCGCCGTATTAGGCGCTGCTTGAACGCCCATGATGATTTCATTGGTGTTGCCGTCGGTGAATTGGTATCCACCACCAGAATTAGGAATAGCCATGATAAATTTCCTTTAGAAAGAATTAATTAACCCCAGATGCGGCAGGCCATCTGTGGACGAATGGTGCTAAAGCCATACAGAACGTCAATACGGCAAGGCATACGGTCGTTGTTGATGTCGTACTGACGAACAACGCGCAAGCTGATACCGTTATGAACTGCACGCGAAGCCATGTCAACGCCTTGAGGCAACAACAGGTCAGCGGTAGCAAACGTGATAGCGTCCTTGTGGTAGACCAAGTTCTGTGCGTAAGCAGTAGAAGCGGTGCCCACAAAGGTCACAACAGCGCTAGCTACTGGCAGGGCAGTCATGGTAGCCAGTGCGTGAGCAGCGGAGTACATGGGAGCCACAGTCACAGTCCAATCGCCCGACGAAGCGGTTGCGTCAGCCAAAGCCACAAACTGGAACAACGAACCCGTGGTTTCACGGGTTTGCGGGTTCACAGCAGAGCAAGCTGCAACGGTAAACACGTCACCGGCCTTGATGGTTGTGGACACAGAACCTTGGGTCAAGACAAGAGTAGCAGAACCTTCAGAAGTCACAGTGGTTTTCACAGTGGTAGCAGCAGTAGCGTCACGCGAACCAGTGGTGTGCTGCTTGATTGATTGGCTCATGTTGACTTCTTCGTAACCCAACACGCCAGTGCCCATCATGCCGTTCTTAAACTGCTTGCTGATGGTGTCGGTGGGGTTGAACAAGCCTTTCATGCCTTCGACCAGACCGGCGTTAGCAGCGGGGTTAACCGTTGCATAACGTGGCGACATCGTAGCAGCGTTCTCGTTCAGCTTCTGCTGGGCTTGCAACAGCACCAAAGAAGTCGAAGGGGTCGTGCCAGGAGTGCCGACAGTGTTACCGATAGTCTTGTACGCATTGGCAACATCAGCATCAATGCTGGAGGCCAACTGGCTGATACGCGGCTTCAACACACGCTCTGCGAAGTCGTCCAACTGCATAGTCAATTCAGCGGAAGTGAAGTTCACGCCGATATGCTTTTGCGAGGCGACAGACAAAGTGGTGTACTGCTCGTTGTCGTCCTGTACTTGCAGGGCGGCACCGTCAGTGACCAAAGCGCGGTCGGGCAGGCGAATACGCAGAGTAGAACCAATCTTGGCACCTTCAACAGCAAAGCTGTCGTCGTACTGACGGTTTACGTTACGGGTGATCACCAGGTTGTTCTCGAGGATTTCGAGAGCCTTCCGGGTGATCATGTCAATGGTTAGGATACTATTAGCCATGAAAAAAGTCCTTAAAAAAAGTTAGCGGTTTTGCGCTTCCCACTTCTTACGCTGCCGCAGCCGTTCGGCTTCAATCCACTGCGAATCCGTCATGGTCTTGGTAGACCGTGGATCCGTAGTGTCATAAGCCGGTGATCCAGTGGATCGGGCAGTGACAGGCGAAATCGGCGCTGGCGCTGATGATGTACGTTTCATTGGTGGATCAGAAGCCAATTTGGCCTCAATCTTCCCAATTTCCTTTGCCTGTGCAAACGGCGCTAATCGTGAAATACGCTCTGCGTCTTTGGGGTTAGTTCCGAGGTAGTAAGCTAACTCAGGCCCAACATCCGAAGACCGAATCGTATCTGCCATCACTTCAGTAATTGGAAGTTTGGGGTTGTACGCTACTTGTTCAAAGTCATCGTACTTGCTCCGCGCTTCTTCTTCCTTGTCGTGATAACTCTCAAGAACTTGCGAGTGCTGCTTGGCCGCTTCACGCTGTGCGAGCAATTGTTCAGCCTTTTGATAGGCCAGCGCGTCGGCGTAAGCCTCGGCACTTTCAAATTGATCAACAGACTGAACCGGCGTCGCTCTCAAGGTTTGCGTTTCCGCAACCCTCTGGGCTTGTTCCCGTTCCCACTTTCGCTGCTCTCTTGCGAGGCGTTTTCCAATAGCTGCATCAAGGTCCTCTTGCGAGAATGTCTTGGGTGCTTCTGCTTCCGGCGCTATAACTTCGGTTTCAGGTGCAGCCGTTGCAGCCTGTTCCGGCACGGTTTCTACTACCGCTAGGTTTTCTTCTGACATTTTTTCGATTCTAAAGAATCCCTGGTGAACGCACCAGTACGGTTTGCTTCAGTTATTCGTAAACAACTGTTGCGGTGACTGTACCCGAAATTACGACATAGATGCCGCTATTGCAAAAAAGCCCATCTAACGGGAATACATACGACGTCGCGGCGGCTGGCGTGAAAACAGCCAGCACCGTTTTGGTGGTAGTGGCCGCTGCCGAGTCATAAACAGTGATAGTAGGCGTAGCAGACGCACCACTAACAAAAATACCTTTGAGTTTGCCCGCTGCTGGCTTAATGTTGGCCGTAGCAGAAATTGCGGTGTAATTTGCCATGATATGTCCTTATGCGAGAAATCTTAACTTATATAAAGTACGCAAGTAAATCTCAATGATGTTGTCAATGAGTTGCTGAATTGACGTATCGGTTTTGTCCACTACGTCATAACGGCACTTTTCAATTTCTTCCAATTGGCCTTGCAAGAAATCAATAATGTTCGCCGTCTTGGTGGCCGAGTGCAGCGTAATGGGACCCATCAAACCATGACGGCCTTGGTAGGCTTCGGCAAAATCGTCCGCAGCGTCAATAATCCGGTCATAAAAGATATTGAGTGCAACGTGCTTGGAATAGCTGCGGGTGTTTAAGTGGACGCTATGCGCCACATCACGCGCTAAAAACAGCATCCCGACAAAATCAGCGGCTTTGTACATCATTGTGGCATTCCCATTGGTGGCATTTGTGCAGGCGGCTGCATACCGCCCATTGGTGGCATTTGTTGTTCCATACCCTCTTGCGGCATCTCAGGGCCGGTATCCATATCACGCCCCGGCATCTCGGACACCAAGTCGCCAGAAGTGATCATGCCGTGGACCGTGCCCAGCACAATGTCTTGAATCTGCTCGGGCGACATAGACGCCTGCACCGCAGAAATGCGCTGGGTTTCAGCTTGGTACGCTTTGACTGTCGCCTCAAAGTCCTTGCGGTGCATATCTTGCATCTCAATCGACTTCCCAGCGTTAATAATCATCTGGTGCATTTGCTCCATCTCTTGACCCATAGCCTGTATCTGCTGCTCGGCAGCTTGCAACTCTGGCGGCTTGTCACCGTCTTGCATCAATTTAGGATCAATGGTCTTGGCAAAACGCTTGGCCATCTCTTGGGCGCCAGGCCAGTCCATGTTCTTCACAAACAGGTCACCGGCAACAGACCACAATTGTGGGTTACCCTGCAACAGTTGGCCCATTGCCTCCAACGCCTCTTGGCGTTTGGTCGCGTAGCCTGGCCCCGTGGTCGCCACAACGTCGTACTTGCCAACGCCAGGGTTGTAAATCTTGTCAATCACGATCCCGTTTTGGTCCATGATCTTCTTAACCGGCTCTTGCTGAGTCGGGTCAATCTTGACCATGCTGGTCTCGCCGTCCTCGCCAATGATGCGAGCAATGCGCTGGGTGTCGTAGATTTTGGGGATCAGGTCAATCAATTGGCGGGTCAAATACCGCACGCCGCGTGCAAGGTTGTCGCCAAAGTGGTAAGTCCCAACATCACCCTCGCGCTGACGCGCAAGAATCGCTTTTCCTGAACGCTCATTGGAAGTCATGCCCAAAGACGCGTTATATTGGCCGGTGGACGCCTTGATGTCCTCGGATGCGCCAGCTTTTGCTTGCAGCAGCCCGCTAGAAGCCATTGGCGGCTGGGCACGCTGGGGCAGTGGCAATGTAGCGCCTGCGCCGTCGGTTACGTCAGGGTTTACCTCTAAATACGGCCAGTTGGTCGTGTTTGCGGTCTTCCACTGGTTTTCGTAACCCTCAAACTGGCCGCCGTACCCGATAAATGGCGCTTTTGGCGCCAAAGCCAGCATCTCTGCCTCTTGGCTAACCCAATAGTTGTACATCCGCTGCGCGTCTTTGGCGTTTCGCACCAAGCCGGACACATACAAACGCCCGTCAACCTCAAATTCATTGCCCACGATACGCACAATAGGGATATATTGCCCCGCCCAATCGCGTTCTTCGAGGATTTCGTACCCGTTTATCTTGCAATACTTGATCTTGCAGCGGTCAGATTCGCGGCTTTTCTTGGGCTTGCCGTAAATAGCACGCAATTGCTTGTCTTCGGGTGTACTCTCAAACGCGGTGACATTACCAGGGTACAGATTAAGCGTTGCTTGGTCGTAATCGACGTAATAGTAATCCGCAATACGGATCGTGTCCTCATTTAGCCATTGGGACAGATTCTGATCGCCTACACCTAGTGTTTGCAGCGTAGTAATGGGCGCAGAATTAGGGTACTTGCGCTCATACTCGGCCTTGGGAATGTCCTCAGTAACAAAGCACCACTTGGCGTCTTGCCCGCACGGGTCTTGGATCGTTGGGTCCATGTAGACAGAAAACGAATTACGAACCCGACCAATCTTGATGTCTTGGTCAAAGGTATTGTCGTCGCAATACTCGGTCAGGAGCCGGATGTAGCCTTCTCCATAGGAGACTTGGTTTTCGCAGGCGGTGTCGTAAGCAACATCTGCGTCCGAGATGTATTCAATATGTCTAACCATGCCGTTGAAAACTTCGGCAACGTCAATGTCTGCTTTGTCATCGGCTGGAATAACTTTGCCTGTTGGGCGGTTTTGTCGTTGGTCATTGGTCACTTGCCGGACGTGCTGCGGCAGCTTATTAATCGTTAAACACGGACGCGCATTAATTGTCTGCCCTTGCACCGCACCGCGAGTAGCCAACACATCAGCAGGCCACTGCCAGTGGTTATCGGGCGAACCGGCATAGAACTTCAGATCGTCAATCTCATCCTCGCGGGATTCGGACAAAGCACCAATTGCCATGTCCAAACGGCTGCGGGCAGTTGCCAGCACGCTGGAGTCGTCGTTCTTCTTGCCGCCACCGTTGGCGACATTGCCTACTGCTACCATGCCGGTGTAATCTGCCATACTATTTCTTTTTCATTGGGGCTGGTTTAGCTTCGCGCTTAACCGAATAGGCAATTGCCACGGCCTGCTTAACCGGCTTACCGGCAGCCACTTCAGCCTTCACGTTAGCGCGAAAGGCTTTAGGTGTAGATGACTTAACTAGTGGCATTATTTCTTCTTCGCCGTCTTGGCAGAATCTTTGAAATCTTTGGCCGAAGGCGCTGCCTTGCTGCCAACTTTGTTCATCTTCTCGCCAGAGCCTGCCTTGATGCGCTCTTGTTTGGCGTGAATGTTTGCGTAAAGACCCGGTTTAGTCGCCATGATTAAGACCCCATCCATGATGTATTAACGCCGCTGCCCTGAGAATTAACTCTGCGGGCAGGCTCAGTATACTCTCGGTGAGCAACAGGAAAGGCAAACGTAACGCACAGCGCGTCAGCCGCGTCCGGTGATGCCAAACCCCTTGCCCTCATCTCTTTTTTCCCTTCAAGGAAAATAGTCCCAGAAGAATCCGGCCTCTTAGCCGGACCCGTTAAATCTGCCCTCAACTGCCTGTCGGACGGAATACTAGCAGATTTTAGCCAGTTCCTCATATCATTCCACATTTCGGCACGCTTATTGCCAAAGGCTTGCGGGTGCTTGGCCTTGTTCCCAAAGTTAATCCCGCGCACCTTATACCGTTGCTCGGTCAACCTATCCAATATCCCGTACCCCAGCCCGCCCTCATCAATCACCGTCAAAGCAGGCTTAAATTCCTCAATCGCCTCAATCACGCGGCCCACAATCGTCATCGTGTCCTCACCCTGATAACGCTTAATCGCAACCAAGTCCCTGCCCTGACGCACCACAATAACTGTCGCATCCGCGCCACCGCGTGCCGGATCAACCCCAACAATAATGGGCGCAGTCATGTCCTTGTACTTGGGACGCTTCATCGCATCATCAACCAACATCGGCCCAATGAACTGGTCCTCGCCAGCCGAAGGGAACTCCCCATAAACCTCAACCTTGGCCTGGCTCGAATTCTCCCCATACTCAGCAATAATCTGCTCGTACACCGCCTTGTCCGTATCCTCCACCGTCCTAGCGTCTACGGTTCTTGACTTCCAAAACGCCCTCTTGGCGTTAAAGCATTCAAAGAAATACCCGCTATTACGCCTCGGATTGGAGAACGCAAACCAGTATCTGTCGGGCGTATTCTCCGTAAAGAATCCTGCGCCCACGTCCCATATCGCATCCGGTATACCGCTGCTCTCATCAAAGATCAGCATCATGCCGTCCTGGTTGTGCACGCCAGCATAACTGTCTGGATTCTCCTCCGACCATAGCTTGCCCTCGCACGCCCAATACCGCGTACCCTTTTTCAAATCCTTCTCAACAATGTCCGTCAACCACTTGGCAGGCACCAGCTTTGTCGCTGAAATCTCCCACCAATGACTATTAATCAACATCGCTGACCACTTAGTCAACTCAGCCCAGGTCACCGAGCGCAACTGGTTCTCACTGTTGGCGCTAACCACCACCGAGCCGCCTATCCTCGTGGTCAGCATCCAAAGGACCAACCAACTCACCAGCGCAGACTTACCAATACCGCGCCCGCTCGATACCGCCATCCTGATGGTGTCGTAGTCAACCTTGCCGCCTTGCGCCTTAATATGATCCGTAATCTCCCGTAGCACCTCGCGCTGCCACTTCCTCGGGCCAGCGAACTTGGCTAACGGCGTATTCTTCACGCCCCACGGGAACGCGTACATCACGAACGCCTCGGGATCGTCCGCTATGGCCGGTGACCATAACTCGGTCATCAGCTTCTGTTCTTCCTCGCCTCGGTAGATGGGTAGTTGCATAGTGTCGTTTTACCATTAAAAAAATAAAAATTGTTCGTGGACGCTCCGTTTTTCGTGGCCCTTTGCGTCGGCCCTACCCGGGGTGGGTCAGGGAAATCCTGCGGCCAAGGCAAAATGGTCAGGGCATCGGTAGGTTATGCACAGGTAATCCACAGGCCAAACAACTTAACATAACACCCGTCGTCTATAGTAGACATGGATCAGAGTGGGTTATCCACAGGCCGCGAGTCCACGTCGGTCACATTGTCAAGTGCCAATGGTGCCATGCCAGTTACCCTTGCCTTGGCTGCCTCAAGCGCGTCAATGACGCTGATACGCTCATCGCGCACCGTCATATCTATGCGGTCGCCGTAAGTGCGCGGCTTCAGCTTGGACGCTATCCACTTACGCGCATCCACTTGCATCCGCTTCTGCTGCACCCAGGCGCTCGCCATAGCGCCCTCTAAGCCCTCTGGCATAGGCTCGTCCGACAGTTGCAGTATCTCGTCTGCTAGCCGGTCTGCGCGGTCCTGCACGGCTTTGTCGTAAGCCTCGCGCAGCTTGTCGTCTTGCGCCACCATTGCGTGAAAGCTAACCCACGTTGGCATATTGTCCTGCGCTAGCACAGTGGACAACGCTTTCCCGCCCGATACCTGGCCAACAATCTCTAGCCAAACTGGATGCTCGGGCGGCCATTTCACTGGTCTGCCCATGATTGCACCGTTTTTTGTCGTCTTTTCAGCCAAAGTCTTCATCATTACCCCTGCGCGTGTGCGTAATCGTTAAAAATGTTATCGAAAAGCGGTTTTTGATAGTCAAATGCTATTGACTATCGCCACCCGAGTTCCGATAGCCTAGCCCTATTACCAAAAGGTGAGGGTACTCGCTGCGTCTGGCTGATCGCCGCATTGCAATAACACTTCACCAGCATCCGCTTTCCCCTCGTTATCCCACTCACCGTACAAAAGCTTTTGTGTCGAACAGCTTTGCCACTTTGCTCGGTGTCGTCATATCCAAATCATTGTCCATATCATCAAACCCGCTAGGCCCACCGACCTTTACCAATTGACTATCTGGCCATTGTCGTTTGATCTCGCTGATTTTGCCATCTGCCTGGCGTGCCATGATTATCGCAATCTCAGCCGCCGTCCAGACTTCCCTATCCATTGTCCCCTGCCACTGCTGAAGGTAAAGCCGTTTAGAAGCCTCATCAGGCACGATAACGAAAACAGTACCATCTGCCTGCTGATGCTCAATCTGTCGCAGATTAGGCACTTCTGGCACGTTGTTGGCTACCGCCCATTGCTCCATCGCATCGTAAGCCTTGCACATCCCTTTAACCGCCTTATCCAGCTTCTGGTCATCCCGTGATTCCTGTGCCTGCCAAACGCGCTCAAATTGCAGCCAAACCTTTTCCCGCAACTCGCTATCCACCAACCAAACCAGTCTATCAATACCCCACACAGCATCATGGGTATTCTTTCGGTTCGTCAGTTCCATCATGACCGCGTTTTTAAACACGTCAAACTTGTCTGCTGGGAACGCTGGCATCGCCGGTTCCTTAATCGCCAAAGTTTTAAGTTTATTTGTCGCCATTTTCCACTCCGTCAAAGTTGCACACATCCAAACGCTTTGGACCAAGATTCGGGCATTGGCTGAAACGACGGAATGGGACGCGTATTAAGACTTACGCGTCCATTCCGTCGTTTTTCCAGCCAATTTATGCCATACGAAATGGTAAATAGGGGGTCTACCATTCCGTTGTCCATTCCGTCCATTCCGTCCATTCCGTTAAACACCCCATTTACCCCTAAAAGTCCTCGCCATTTTGCTCACTATCCTCCCAAATCACCCACACCCAAGGCTCGTAAATCTCAATCTTTTTGATCTCTTGGAGGGATAACTTGCTATCCTTAAACTGCCGATTGGTCAAAGATTTGGCGGTACAAGCATCCTCCCAGCGCCCCAAATTGATGCACTTATTGCGTTTGCCGTCCACAATCTGCATCTCCCCAAACTCCTTAATCGCCTTATGTAAGGCATCCATAGCCACCGATTGATTGGGTCCAGCACCCTTTCTTGAAGGTGGTTTCTTGGTCGGCTTGTGCTGCTGGTCAATCATTTCTTGCTGTTCCCTGACCGCTAATGACACGTTCTCGTCCAGCCCCAAGCCTTGATCTGCACCCTGATTGATGTTGATCTGGATCATCTCAAAGCCAAATTTAAGGTTGTCCTGCCCGTCCTTTTGCTTACTTATGGTGAGGATTCCGGTGCCCGCCACGCCTTCTTTCAAGTCCTTGCTGGCTAGCTTTTGCAGTTCTAGCTGCGTATCCACGGCTCCTAAGAGGCTGCTGTGTCCCCTCAATCCTTTAGTGGCGTCCTTTCCACTGTGGTGCAAAACCATCAATGAGCAATCCAATTTGCGTTGCAGGCGTCCGCAGTTGTGGATAAATGCACCCATGTCTTGGCTGTCGTTCTCATTACCACCGCCAAACGCCCTTGCTAGCGTGTCAATCTGCACTAAGCGCAGTTCGATGCCTGTCCTGTCCAGCAGCGCGTCGATGGATTCCATCAGTAGGTTAAAGTCATCGGCGCTCGATCTCAGGTTCAATTGGTAGCGGATGACATATATTTGCGCCCCGTCCTTGGTGTTGTGGTTGATCTTGCAAGCCTTGATCCTTGCCCCGATACCGCCGTGGCCTTCGCCTGCAATGTACAAAACCGCGCCAGGGCTGCTGATCTGGTTGCCCATCCAGTTGCGCCCTGTGGCTACGGCCTCGGCTATGTCCAGCGCAATAAATGACTTGTAACTACCTGGCGGGCCGTACAGGGCGGCAAAACCCTTTTCCGGCAACACGTTATCAATAACCCAGCTTACCGGTTCATCCTTGATGGTGTCCCATGCCTCAATATTGAGCAACTGCGGCGTCGGGTTGTAAGCTTCTGATGGCTCTGGCTGCGGCTCGGCCTGCTGGGGCTGGTCCACGATTACGGGCGCTTGCTTGGCTAACGCTGCCAGTTCCTTGCGCGTGCCTGCCATGTGATGCACCCACTCGTAGGCGTCGTCACCCTCCATCATCAAGTTAAGGTCCAAGTACCGCACCGACTTAGCAATCGGCAGCAACTGCGATATGGCTTTCCTCGCGTACACTCTGCCCGGCTCGTCGTTGTCAGGGATTACTACTACGTTAGCGCCTGCAAAGTATTGCGTGATCTCGGTTGGCCATGATCCTGCACCCGTATGGCTGGTGGTGGCAACTGCACCTATGGACGCCAATGCGTCCGCTGCCTTCTCACCCTCCACCAAGTAAATGGCTTTGCCTGCTTGCTTGGCTTGCAATAATTCTGGCAAATTGAGGGGAACAATTCTGGTGTCCTTGAGGCCGGCAATGCGCTTGCCATTGGCATCCACCCTGTGAATTGAGTACGTCTTACCTTTAGCGTCACTCGTCTTGTACCGGCGCTTAGTAAACAGTTCTGTGCCGTCCTCTGCGCGGTACACCCACTCCTTTTCCAGTATCGGCTGCTGGTGCTGGGTAAAGCTAATCTCCTCACGTTTGGGCGTTGACTGCAACAGGTTGCGTTCTCTGACCGCATCAAACACTTCCCGCTGATCGCACCCAGCGTGGCAGTGAAACAGCATCTTGCCCTCGGTTTCCGTAATTGACAGGCTTGGATTCTTATCACCGTTCCCGCTGCCGTGACCAAGTACAGGGCAGCTTGCAAGCCACTGCCCGTTAACTTTCTTGGCGTTGCCTAGCGTCTTGGCTATTGTTTCTGTGTCCATCTTCTAACCTTCTGAATTGTTATCAACAACTATTTTTCTATAGGTTTGAAGTGTTTTCCCTCTACTAAACCCAGTAACCAATCCAGTGCTTTTGTTTTTACGCCAAATTGTGCTGTTGGTTTTTCCTACTGCTGGCTCTAAAGCTAAAGTTGTAAACAACTCCGGCGCTAATTGCTTGCGCCATACATTGATTTTTCTCATGCGTCTTACGCCGCCATCAACAATATTTACGCATTCATACCCGAGAGATTTCCAAAACTTGTTTGCGTCTAAATCAAATCCGCATCGCAAAGAAACAGACGTTGCTTTACCTTCTTCTGCGTATGCTTCCATTGCAGAAACTAAGGCAGCGCCATATTGACGCAATCTTGCGTCGTATTCGATACATACCTGATGGCATTTAACGTGGTCGCCTTGAGCGCCCATATATATGTAACCGCATGGCTGACCATTGAGCAAGCCAAGAAATAATCTACCTTTTTCTAATTCACGTTCAAACACTTGAGTTGGATAAAAAGACAACGCCTCTGCATTAGCTTTTTGCAGCTTGTCCAGATACAACAAAAAGTCTGGATGCTGTTGCACTACAACGAAATCCATATCTTTATTCCTTTAATTATTTTTGAGGGAAAAAAAAGCCGACGGGGATCAGCCGTCGGCGCGTTCAGTCTAACGCTTAAAAAATCTCATCTTCCTGAATCACAGTAGCCTTGACCGGCGCCTTGCGTACTGGCTGTGGCTCTGGCACATACTCAGCTTGCTCTGCCACTGCATCCAGCCCCGCAGGACGGGCAACCCAACCAGTTAGCACGAATTGCGGAATGCGTGTCGTACCCTTGCCAATCTTTTCTGCCTTTGAGCCTTTGTACTCAAGCACGGGTAGCTTGTCAAGGTTAGCCTCACGC